GGTCTCTATCGTGGTCTTGTTATTTGACGTGTCGATGCCCCAATATCCGCCTGACGTGCCGCTCTCGAACTGGCCTACCTCCAAGCCCTTGTTGAAGGTTATCTTGCCTTGCGCTGTATCGTCCTCCTTCTTGGAGAGGAAATCCTGCTTGGAGCGCAGGGCCGAGTATACATTCTGATTGGAGGGTGACGTGGTGTCATTAGTTCCGATGATGTACACACCGCTGCCGGCCACACCCGAATAGGTCTGTCCGTTCAATGTCACTTCCTCTATCTGCTCCTGCAGGTCACCGAGGCGGGAATAGGTCGCTGTCTCACCGATGGTAAGGGTGGGGGAATCATACGGCTTGTCGAGGTCATATTCAAAGCCTATCACGCGCGATTCCCTCTGACCCTCCTTGAAGAAGGCCTTGGAAACGAGGTTCACCCTCTGTCCCGCCTCGAACGACCTTCCGTAGTCGGGGTTGGGATTGCCTTCCTCGTCCAGGCCGTACATGAAGTCCGACATCATCTTGCAAGAATAGGTCTTGGGGTCTGTCTTGGTCTGCTCGACATACTCCTGGGCCCTTTGCAGCAATTCCTTCTCCGCCTTGTCCATAAGGCCGAGGTTGGAGATATAATCCGTGTTCCATCCATCCAAGACGAATGTGTCGCCCACCTCGGGATGGAGGGTGTCGTCGGGCAACTTCCTCCCGTAGGTCTCGTTCACCACCAGCTCGAAGAACTGTGCGGCTGCGTTGGGAGCCCCGTTAATCTCTTCCGGCAGGCCCTCGGGGTTGAACATGGCCGTGAAGGTCATGCCGTTGAGTTTTCCCGAGGTGAACTTGATATTCAAGTCCGTCCCGTCAATGCGGTAGTCCTCGGAGAACCACAAACCATCGGTATGCACTCTGTAAAAGGTCTCTTCCGTGATGGTCCCATCCTCTTCCTCCACGTTGTCCGTATAGGTCTCTATCTGCGTAACCTCCGTTTCCGTCCGCGGGTACACATCCTCAAAAATGACGATCGCCTCCACCGCCTCTTCCTGCGTCATACCCTCGTAGGCATCCACATAGGGTGTCCCTTCGGGGAGCATCAGACGGGTGGTCACCACACCGCTCACCACCATGCTCTCATCGGCCTGGCGGTAGTTCAAGGGTATGTTCTTCGTGGAGCCGAACGCATAGATACGCGTGGCATAGTCGGTCTTGGAATCCGTGGAGGTCATGCTCTCCACGTTCTTCCCCACCTCGAAGTCTACCGCAGTGCCGAACTCGCATCTGCCAAAATGGATGATATTGTCCGTTATCCACCACTCGCAGCCCCATGCCTCGGCCATAGCCGTAAGCCCGTCAATGAGGTTCGTGTTGTCAAAGGACAGCACTTGCGATGAATCCTCCACGGAATCGTCTATCACGAACTCGAAGGGCTTTCCGTTGAAGGTATATCCCAAAGCGGTGAGGTTCTTCAAGAAAAGTGAAAGGAACGTGCTAAGGGTGGAGGTCAGCGACCACGCGCTCTCCTGCCCTCCGTAGTCAGGGGTGAACTTGAATATCTTGTTCTTCCATTTGAGGTAATAGGCCTCCATCTTCAACTCATAATCCCATCCGCCCGTGGATTCGTTGTACTTCGGGTCTTGCTTTCCCGTGACCTCGAACAGCCCGTCAGTGGTCTTGGAACCGATGGGGAAGAAGATAGGGTCGGAGAGCGAGAACTTCAAAGTGATGTAGTCCTCGTTCATCAGAGTGAACTTCCTCTTGGAGCCTTCGTTCACCAGGGTGGAAAGAATGATGTTATCCTTGTATTGAATTTCCATGTCCAATCTTTTGCTACAAACATACAAATTTATTTTGTAAATGCAAACTAAGAGCGGTTTTTCGGGTTCGGTTCGTCACATTTTAACGATATTTTTGCCAGCCCGTTGATGTACTGTGTGAAGGATGAGCAGGAAGTGTACATGAGGTGGTACACATCATCCTGCCACTTCGTTTTCAGCGTGAACGCGCCCTTCTCCAACTCCTGGCAGAAGGATTGGTAGCGGGTCAGATACTCCGCCTTGTCCTTGGCCGTAAGGGAGAGGACAAGCGTCAGCGAGCGTTCATCCACCTTGGGGTCCACATTCAGCACCCTCTTCCCATGCTCCAGCCTCGACTTGTTCTCGATATACTCCTTCATGGGGTTGGGCGTCATGAGGGCCGCAAGGGAGGTGTCGGAAAGACGCACACCCCACGTGAGGTATGCGTCCTTGTCATTTATCCAAAGTTCATTTTTCATAAGTTATTCGTGTTGTTGATTATCTTATCCAATTTATCATTCATGTTCAACAGAGGCTTGGTGTACTTGGCGATGTCCTCCAAATGGGAGTTCGTAATCACGTTCTGCACCAATATGTCGTTCAGTGTGCCGTTGCGGTCTTGGTCGAGGGAACAGATGCTCTCCAAAAGCACCACACCCCTCACGGCCTGGTTGCGAATCTCTTCCCCGGCCACCTGGAGGGCGGTGAACCGTCCGTTGAGTTCCTCACCCGTTTCCTCGCTCATGCTCTCATACGTCTTGGCCGATGCCGACTGCGAGTAGGTGGAGCCGTAGCCCGTGATGCCCGCCACTTGGTCACGTATCTCCAAACCCTTCTCCGAGATGGCCTGCCACTGCTTGGAGAGCGCGTCCATCTCGTCCTGCGTCAGCTCGTTGTCCGATTCGGCATAGTCGGCCCACTTGTCGTAGAACGCTTGCAACTCATCATCCATGAGGTCGGAGATTTTCGCGTTCAGCACGGCCTTCATCAGATACTCCTTGAAGTCGTCCGAGAAGTCGCTGGCCTTGCGGTCCATGTCCATGAGGTTGTCGATGAACGAACTTCTCAAATCATCGAAGGTCGTCTGCGTCAAAGCCTCCTTGAGTTCGTCCGTGATGTCGGAGAGCGTGCCGGCGAGGTCGGCAAACTGCTCCCAATACTCGGACTTGTCATAGTCGCCCTGCTCCAGCATGGTGTTCCACATATCCAGGTTATGCGTTCTGATGTAGTCCATCTCTTCGGGGGTGAGGGTGTAGATGTCCGACAAGGACTTCACCTTGCTCACTGCCGTTCCGTTGGCCTGCGCATAATCCGAGAGCGTTTGGTTAAGGCTTGCATAGTCGCTATCCGAGAGGTTCCAATTCTTCGCGTTGGAGTGATGCGAGCCGTGGTAGCCCATCTGCGTCATGAGGATCTGACGGGTGTTCTCGATGATGTCCTTCTGCGCTTGCGTGGCCTCCGATGCGGAACTGATGGCCTTTGCCCCCGAGGTCTTGGAAATCTCTTCGCGTAACTTATCCACCGAGTTGGCGAGTTGCTCGTTGCTCTTCGTCAGAGTCTCGGTGACCTCTTCCACATATTTCTTGTTGGAGCCCGACCAATTACCCAAAGCACCGAAAGAGAGGGTAGAGAGGATATTCCCTACACCCGACTTTACGGAATTGAATACTGATGTCACAATTTTCCCGTTGAGGGCCGTTTCAAGGATCCCGTTCACCGCATTAAGCACCGTGTCTATCAAGGATGAGAACAGATTCTCTATACCATCCGCAAGTAGGTCGAGGATGGCAAACGCTCCATCCACAATCTCCCCACCGATGGGGCCACCCAAAGCCTCGCCCAACTTGCCGCCTATCGTCTTGGATAATGTGTTGGCGATGGTCTGCGAGAAGTTGCTGTCACCGAACACGCTTGCCAACTCCTTCACACCGCCCCAAATGCCACTCAACGACCCGCTGCCCAAATCCTTCAACCCACTTGCGAGATTGTCCATGTTCTCCTTCACCCTTGTGGCCGAGGCGGTCATTGCATCTTGTGCGGCAGTGACCTGGTTCTGCGAATCCGTCACCTCGTTGCCGGCATCATTCATGGCCTTGGCATAGGCATCCAGTTGTTCCTGCGTGATGTCGCCCTTTTGGAATTGAAGGAGCGCGGATTCGTAGGCCTCTGTCGCTGCGGTGGCTTTCTCGTTGGCCTGCGTCAGTTCCTCCTGCGCTTTCTTGTACTTTTCGACCGAATCGCCCATATCCTTGAACATACCCTTCCATCCCGAAGAGGTCTGCTGTTCCAACTGCGTGATAAGGTCGTAGATTTTCTTTTGGTCGTCCGTCTCGGCATTTTTGAAGTCATCCGATTGGGTGTAGGCCTTCAACTTCTCCAAGGTCGGTTTGAGCGAATCTTGGAACATCGTACCAAATTCACCCAGCAAGGATTTCCAATCAATGTCCGCTGTCAGAGCGGACACCTCCACACCTTGGAGTTTCGCGTCCCTCTCCTTCTGCAGGGAAAGTTTCTCACCCTCGGTGGCGGCCTTCTTGATCTTCTCGGCATACTCCTGGGCGATAGCCAACTTCTGCTGTTGGAAGGTGCCGTATTCCTTCAAGTAATCGCGCATGGCCTCCAACTCGGCTTTCTGCTGTTCGAGGACGGCTTTCTGACGGGTTTTCTCGGCATTGTCCGCAGCCTCTTGCAGGGCATCCGTCTGCTCCTTGGTGAGGTTGGTTATCGTAGTGTCGCCACTCGTGAAGGATTCCGTACCATTCACACCCGCCTCCTTGTTCGCCTTGGCAAACTCCTTGGCTTTCTTCGTAATGGTCAAGATGCGCTTGTCATAGTCGTTCTCAATCTGTTTCAAGACTTTCTCCGAACCCTCTTCCATGAGTTTTATCTGCTCGTCCTTGTTGGACTGCTGAAACTCGAGTTCCTTCTGTGCCAACTGCTCGCGCTTGTTCTCTTCCTTGGTAGCCGAGGATGTCTCCTTCCTATCCAGCATGGCCATCTGACGCACGAGCATACGTTTCTCGGATTCGCGCTTGCCCTCCAGGGCGGTGAGTTCGGCCTGGTACTTCTCTTCCTTCTCGTAATCGCCCTTGGAGTTGGTCGAGAGGGCATTGAGTTCCTTCTGAATGGCAAGTTGTTCCTTGGCAAATTCCGTCTGTTTCTCGTACTTCTGATTGATGAGTTCCTGCGCCTCCGTGAGGGCCTTCTGCTTTTCCGCCCCTTGGGAGGAATATATCTTGTTCCTTAATTCGGAAATCTTGTTGTCCAGTTCGGCCTCTTCGTTCTGCCACTTGCTCTTCTGTCGGTCGAGGTCGTACTGACGCTTGGAGAGTTTGGCCGTGGCGGTGGCGGCATCGTTCACACCCTTGACGTAGTTCTGCATCTTCTCGGCAAGGTTATCCACACCCGTGGCCGTTTTCATCACCTCGTTGGTAAGGCCCTTGAAATCGTCACCGATGCTGCCCCATTCGCCCGTGAACACGTCCTTCATGAGTTTACCGAGTGACACGAAGATACCGCCCAAACCCTCTATTCTGTTCACAAGGTTCTCCTTGATGATTTTCCAAAGTTCGTTCACGGCTTTCTTCGGGTCGGAGAAGGCTTGATAGATGGCCTTGCCCACCGTTATCACAATCTCCTTTAGTTGCGTCAGAATACCGCTGAAATAACCGGTCACCTCACTCAATGCCCTTTCGCCCTCTTCCGAAGAATGGAGCCATGTGTTCAGCGTTTGCAAGACCACGACAATGGCGGCTATGATGGCTCCCAGGGGGGTGGCGATGAAAGCCTTGGCCGCACCCGTCATGCCCGTGATGCCCGTGATGGCAGACCGCGCCACGGGAGGCAGGTTGCCCAATATCTTGTTGAAGTTGCCCTGCCCTCCCAAGAGTTTCACGAGTGTGGAATCCGCCTGGTTCATCTGTCCTTCCACTTGCGACCACGCAGAACTTGCGTCTTTCTGTGCGGCCTGGAGGTTATAGAGTTCGTTCGTGGCGGACTGGAGGGCTATCGAGAAGGCCTCGTAGGTACCTTGCGCCTGCTGTATCTCCATGTCCGAGGCATCCCCGCTGGCGGTGAGTTCGTCAAGAGCCTGCTTAGCGGCATCCACGCTCTCTTGGAGCTGTGCGCACGTCTCCTGCTGCTCTGTGATAGCGTTGTTCAGTTGGTAAAGGTTCTCCGATGCCTCCGCAGCCCGTCCTCCGAGGTCGGAGCCGTACTTGGCAGCGAGGGCCGCTGCCGCATCCTCGCAGTTCCTCAATTCATCTTCCTGCTGTTGGAGCGCATCGCGCAGGGAGGCCATATCCGCATCCGACCCATCGAAGTCCGCTATCTGCTGGCGCAGTTCGGAGATACCCTCCTTGAGCGATTGCACATAATCGTAGTCCTCCTGCGAGGTGAAGAGTTTCGGGGCCTCTGTCATTTGGGAAATATCCATCGACCCCTCCAGCATGGAGAGCGAGGACTTGTAGCCTTCCACCTCCGACACGACCTCCTGCAACCTCTTCGACTGCTCGACAATATCCGCGGTGATGGCGTTGAACCCAGCCGTATCACCGCTCTGAAAGGCTTGCTTGGCCTGCTCGTCATACGACTTGATTTTCTCCGAGAGGGAGTTGATGGAGTTCTCGCCCTCCTTGATGGCGGCTTGCAAGGCCCCTATCTTCTGCTCCACGGTTCCCATGTCGAAGGACGAGCCCAAACCCTCGATGGTCTTGCTCGCCCTCTGCACCCCGTCTTGAATCTGCTTGACCTTCGCAAGGAAGTCCGCATTGTCCGCTGTGATGTCAAACTTAATTCCTGCCATTTCCTGATTTTTAAAAAGTTAGCAAATATTCTTGTTATCCCGAAAAGTTTTGTATCTTTGCAATCGCAAACAAAAAATTCAATCTATGAAACTGAAAACATTCCTTCTCGCGCTGGTCTCGACAGTGGCCCTCGCGTGTTCCTCATCCGACGACGAGGAAAGTTCCTACATCCCGTGTACCAAGTCCGAAATCCAAGGGGATTGGGCCAAGGCCGCATCCTCGGTGGACTACTCCCTCTCCTTCAACGGGGACAGTTACAACCTCTACTTCCTGCGTAACGGCTCCATCATCGACAAGGAGAACGGAACCTACGAAATCCAAGGCTTGAAAATCCGCCTTACCAAGTCCGATGGCTCCCTATCATCCTACGACAATGGGGATTTCTATTTCTACGATACCACAAGGAATACCCTGCGTTTCGCATCCCTCCTTGAGTTCTACCGCAACTGACCCATCATCCGAAGTTTCTCCAGGGTCTGCGGGTCGTCACCCGAAAGGGCATTGGGATTCATCCTCAACTTCTTCCTCTCTTCATCGCTCAGATAGACCGATGT